CAACGCATCAGACTTGGACAAAGTTACTGCATACTCAATAGTTCCGTTTGAAGAGAAGTCTACGTTTGAAGAAGTGATAAGGCCGCTAGTAGTAGCTGCACCAGAAACAGAATTAACAAACCCAGAAGCATCCATAGAACTTACTTCATTAAAATAACCCCCTAAAGAAGTTATCGTTTGTTGAGTTCCCGCATCATCGTAGTATTTTATTTGATTCCTTGTAGCGTGGGGTGCTGAAGATCCGTCAGGGAAACACCCAAGAACACTCGCCCCTCCAAAATATCTTACGGGGGTAGATAACTCGGTCCCCTCAAAAGTGGCACTCATTATTGCCGAAGGCATGAAATTAGTTAATTGCCCATTGCCGGGAACGGTTGCACTAACATCCTTTGAAAGAAAAACATCAACGCTAGTGTTTATATCTAAAACGTCTAGCACGGGAGTAGGAGTAATCGGGAGTCCTGGGTCTGCTGGTTGGTTGGGGTTAGAGGCATCCTCATCGTCTCTATTAGATCTAAGAACAGTTTGGTTTCCTTTCGTCCCAGCAAAGATCTCCGTAGCATCGTAAACCAAAGAAACATCAACCTTACTATGACCATTATTTCTAAATGCATCTGAGCCTGTGCCAAAAGAAATAGCTTGAATCGTGTAATTAGATGCATCTGTTATAGAAGAGATTGCTAACTCTTCTATGCCTGATAGTGAAGGAGATACAGTCATGATGTCAGCTAACAACTCTCCCGCCCCATCAGTCAGCATATTAGCTTCCTTGAGGATTAAATCATCACCACTCCAAACTTCTACTTCACCTCTCATTAGTTATCAAACTCCACTTCTGTGTATTGTGATCCTGATTTCGTGTTAGGCACCCAATCAGGATGTAATCTATAGGAAAGCCTACTACCCCCACTAAGCTCCATTATGCCAGACGTTATACTAGCGTCTCTAGACGCCAAGGTGGTTGTATTTTCTCCAGCCCTAACTCCAGTTAATCCATTATAGAAGCTGAGGAAATCTGCTAACTCTTGTTTATCTAATTCGTATTTATATTCTTCTACGAAAGGTCTAAGAGGTATACCACTAGTTTCTACGCCTAGCCCAGTGGAAATACCAGCTTCGTATCTTAATGTGGAGTCTTCTAAGTCAATAGAATCAATCAGTAAATACTTAGATTCCTTATTGTTTGGTAAGAAGAACACTTCAATGACATAATTTCTATCCTTATGTACTTGATCAGTTATCTTAAACTGCTCGTTGGTCTTAGGTATAATGTCCAAATACTCAAAGTTATTGTGTATAGTAAAGTTTCTAGTATCAAACTTTACTTCGAAATCTTTAAAGTATTCTTTTCTTAGTCTATTGATAGACTTATCGTTTACTTCTTGCTCGCCAGCTAAAGCATAATTAAGGCAATATTCTCTAGACGCCTTGTCCGGCATAGTAGTTTCGAAGTTATAGATATGACACAATTTCTTAGTGACTTGGTTAATACTTAAACTGCTAACTTCCGTAGGCGTCCACTTTCCATCTGGAGTCCAAGACCACATGAGATCTTCTTGGGGTTCTGTATGAATCCATACTCCTGCGGCTCCACCACCTAACTCAGGCGCTAACTCGTCTGCAACTAAAGATTTAACTTTAAGGCTGAACTTATGTTGAGGAGTTAAACTATTAGGCATATCACCATAAGAAGATATATCAAATCTTATTCTAGGAAAACCCCCAACAGACTTGCATTTAATTACCGGGTTACCCACAAAGTAATTTTTATTGTCGGCGCTGGTAGATAAATGGATAATTCTAAACTCATTCCTATTCGGCGCTCCTGAAATATCACAAAACTCAATCCCACTTAGAATAGTTGGATTTCTAAAATCAAACGCTTGACCGGAAACATAATTTCCTACAAGAGGAACTACGGCTTCATTAAGGCTACTAGCTGTAAACGTCCCCGCGCTATCCTCGACCCAGACGTTAGAATTATTAATAGGTAAGGAGTCTCGTAAAGAAGTTTGAATAAACGAAGATCCGTTCTCCCCAACAAGCTCAAAATCAGAGTTGTACAGAGCCTTTCCAAAGACATGAGCAAATATGTTTCCGCCCGTTTTACTTCTCATTGTTGGGCCTACCGGGTGTTGCCCAAAGCTCTGGCAGTAATCACGATACAGATATTGTAGTTCTCTACCAAAGCTAAAGTTTTCGTAATCGGAATAAGAGTTTATAGCATACCCACTTGCTATCGCAGAGTTTGCAAAACTTTGAACTTGATTCTTCCAATAAGAGTCGTTAGAATAAGAGGATAGATCTGCTGCTACTTTCAACTTAGCAAAAGTGGTGGCTTTATTCTCAAAGGCAGAATGCATAGACCTAATTATTCTAGGAGTTTGTCCTCTGTCAATATAACGATCTGTAGCTGAAAGTATGTCTTCGTTCTTAGCATCTGATCCGACAACTCTTGTTCCTCTATAGGGGAAAGTGTTGCTGGTGTCCACTCCTGAGAAAGTATTTTTCGAATCCAGGGTTTCACATATATCCCACACCCCGGATGCATTAGTGTGATCCTCTACAGGGAAGAACTTGCCCGCAGAGACAACGTAACCTAACGTAAGCTCACCTAAAGAGCTTGCCATAGACCTCTCTAGAACTGAAGGGTCGTAGCTTACTGGCGCGTTGAAGCCTGTTCTGTCGTAGTACCCTTGCTCAGGAAGCAAGTACCTTAAGTTTCTGCGTCTAAGTGCTCTTCTTGCTGGACCAACAATACTATCTGTTGAGCTTAGATCACCCTCTAAAGTATCTACACGATCCCTCTTGAAAGTTTTGTGCCCATTCCTGCCTGGATCGTAAGTAGATGGGCCAATTAAAACGCCACTTACCTCCGCATTTCCTAATATGGAACCAGAAGAGTACCCTGCCCGCGTATCGTCACTATCCAACCCAGCATAAATAAAATTCGTACTTGAGGATATAAACTCGTCTTCCGCACTAGCATTTAGGTTAACTCTAGGTATGGTATGAGCGGGACTGAATTCCTGAGCAACCCTAGAAGTCTCGTATAATGCATATTTAGAGTCTGCTTCTAATGTTGTTTTTCTAAAATCAAAACCTGTTTCGTCGAAGTCTAAAAATATGTGTGATGATTTACCGTTCCATAGACTTAGTAAGTTTTTTTCGTAATCGGAAATACTAAAAAGAACCTCGTCATAATTTGGTGGGCTCTGCACTGAGCTAAAGAACATTAAGAACTCGTTTAAGGTTCCTATATTAGTTTCCGCAGTTACTGCGCCATTCGTAATATACTCTCCTACTTGATCTGCAAACGTAGGTTCCACCAAAAAACACTTCAACCTATCTACTAAAAGGTCTACTAAAGGCTGAGTAACTGTTGAGTCTCTATAATACTTTACTTCTTCAAAAGGAGGAAGAGGGTAGTTAAGCTTTCCCCTGTAGTTAAATAAGAACTCCGGGTCGCCATCAAAAAGTAGATACGTTGGTCTGTTTAAACCTAAAGGGTGCCGTTTGCCCGCCATGTAAACTCCTTCCCCAAAAGGACCGTCACATAAAGCACGATCCCACAAAGCTTCCTCACCGAATTCTCTAGCCTCCCTTCGAATAGCCTGATAGCCTGGGCCGTTTACCGTGTGACTATGCCAGGGTTTCATCTTGGTAGCCCCTAGTATAGTATACAACTCTCCTTTAGATCCATCCTCATTTAAAACGTAGAACGCAGGAATAGGGAAGGCTTTACCAAAATACTTAAAGTTTTCTGGGTAAGCAGAGGCCAAGTCTAATAGAATAGAGTCCGTAACTAACTTTAAGTTATCTTCTAAACTACTGCTGCTATAGGAAACTACTCCTGATTTTTTGGCTTTCTCAGGAGTCCATGTTTTTAGATTCTTGAATAGTGGGGAACCTGTACCTAAGGCGTACCAGATTAAGAAGGGTACATAGGATTCCCAAAGGGGTACTATCTTCCCTTGAATATCTAAAATACTGTTTACAACTATTGCGTTTAAGGCAGACCTAAGAGCTAGTTCAGTACCGGACTTCTTGTAGATATCGGTAGCCACGCGGAGTTGGTGCCTCCATTTGCTTGATTCGTTTCCCCTGAGCTTAAAGCCTATTAAATCAGCTATGTACTTTAAATTTTCAGGTTCAACATCTTCAATATCGTAAATGTACTTTAGATTCTCCACCTGATCTGATATATCCGCATAGTGAAAACCTAATGCAGCCATTATCTTTCGGTAAGGGCCGTCAGATACTCTGTCTTCGTTTATAATATTTGCGTCTATAAAATTATCAAAAGATTCTTTTACTGTATAGTCTTGACGATCTATAGCTAGAGGCGAGTAAATAACATCCAATAAGGTCTTAAGGCTATCGAGTCTTTGAGTTCCACTAGTATATGTCGGTAGTACCCCTGCGCTACTATCAGTTATTGCATCAGCCGAGCCAGATAAAAAGTTAGAAGGTATGTATTCTCCAAAAGAACACGCCTCCACATTTTTCCACACATACTCAGTAAACCCTTTGACCCCATCCGCAGTCTCTAAACTATGTCCTAAGTAAAGAGTAGAAAGTTTGTCCACTACAAAGGAGGAAGGAGAATAATTTAACCCCCCTAAGGCAGAAGTGTTAAGAAAGTAAAACCAACCTAGGCTGTCTACTAAATAGTTATGTACTCCGCTCGCCGCGCCTTCCCCAGTAAAAGCGGATAATTCTGTTATATTGTCTTCTATCGTACCTGGAGTCGATATCCCCGGAGGAACTAGCTTTGGAAGTAAAGTAGTAGATAGATACTCTTTGAAGTCTCCACTAGTATCATAATTAGAATACCTAACATTTAAAGGAAGTAGTATTTTTTCACTAAAGCTTTCTGAAGTAATGTTTGTTAACTTATTTTGCTTTACAAAATACTGTGCCATACCCACTATGGAACTTAGGTCGCTAGTTTGTGTTCCTGGTACAGAGGAAAGGGGTAGAATTGTGGCTATATCTTTAGCCATATTCATATTTGTATTAATAACAAGCGACAAAGGATTTACCTGTGTTCCGCTTAAGTCTAAATCTTCCTGAACGTATAAATTAGGCGTCAATAACTCTAAAAGCTCTACAAAATTAGACTTGTAGAACTTCCTTGGATTGGGTGTATATTTGCTATTATCTACCATCAGGCTAAGTATTCAACATTTATTACTAGATTATTTAGTTGTATGATCTCATTGAAATCAATTCTAATGTCTTGATTTACATTATCCAACGTGGAAAACCTTACCTCATTAACCTCAAAGATCTGCCTATTAAGATCTGATACAATCAGGTCCTCCCCAAATTCTGTATTGTCTATGCTTAGGTAAGTAACAATCTTATCTCTAACCTTAGCTGTAATTGCTTCTTCATTTTGCTTCTGCTCTTGGTCTATTCTAATTGTGCAAACTAAATCTAAAGTCCTAATAAGGCCATCCACAACAATAATGTCATCAGTCATCATCTTTTTCTCGCTCATAGCAGCAACAAGTTGTGTCTTAAAATTACTAGTAGCTCTTTGTAGTTGACTATCACTGGCTTTCTCAAGCAAATAAATATCTATAGTATTGGCGGAAGAGTACGCATTTCTTGTGGCTGCTGTGGCTTTACCTACCGTCCCAAAAGTGCTAATAAACGTATTAGCGAAAGTTGAGTAATCAGTTAAAGTGACTAGTCTGTCTTGTCGCCTAAAAGTTAGAGGAGCATACTTTTTAGCACGTTCCACTGTCTCTGCATTTGCGCCGCCTGTAGCTTTTGATGTATTAGTCAATGTGCCCGTGTATGTATTTGTTGCGCTAACCCCGACTACTGAAGTCGCCAAAGCCCGTTGCTCTAAATTTCCTCTGGTGCCCCCACCTACTCTATAAGCAGCCGTAAAGCTGGCTGAGTCTGGGGGGGAAATGCCCGCTACTCCTGTACCGAGAACTACTGTAGCATTATAAAAATCATCATAAACAATTTCAAAAATTTTGTCGTCGGCACCTGAAGCAAAATAAATACTGTCCACTTCCGAATAAGCGCCCTCAGATTCTTCATTAGGGGAAGTGATATAAAGTTCTACACTACCTTCAACTACAGGGCCATCTGTTAGGGCTATTGTTTTTTGCCCTTCTGTAGCAGCGAACTCTCCTGTCTCCAAAACTAAAGACCCTTCCTGTACAACTAAGTTTTGGTATATGTTTTTCTCAGTACCAATTCCTTCCGCAGCCGGATCTAAAGTAATCGTAGCGTTCCTTG